AGACCAAGAATTCCGTTACCACCAAATGATAACTGATAGAATCCGTTTGGTGCTTCTTTTAGAATGTAAATAGTAGACTTAGGAGAGATACTAGTAGCAGCAGTAATATTAATATATACATCACTTATACTTCCGTCTATGACTCTTACAATCGCAGTATCTGCATCGAGTGTTGCATCTGGAATCATATAAACATCGGCTTCGTTAAACTCACCTACATTGAAGGTTTTAGTTTTGAGTGCACCTTCGAATATTGGAATAGCAGTAGAGCCATCAGTTGTTTTGAATGTATAGTTACCAGCTCCGTCATCAGCTCCAGTGTGAACTACTCTTGTTTGAAATGTGAATGTTATATCATCTACTGTAGATGAGAATCGAGTATTGATCGGAAGATCTATTGTAGATGGCCGACCAGTGACACCAGCCAAGCTCATTGTAACTCCGACAGTTCCAAATGCAGATGTCATTGTATCAGGTACATAACCAATACCAGTTGCAAGTGATACAACACTTGATCTAAGTTGAGCTGTACCAAGAAATGATTCGTTGAGTGCAAAGTTAGTTGTTAGTCCATTGACATGTGTATTGTATGCAAGAACATCAAGGATATTTGAGAGACCAGATGCTTCAAAATCATAATCAGCAAACTCTGTTGTATTTGCCAAATACGTTTTCAGATTTGTTTTTATATTTTGAAAATCTAATGCGGTTGAATTGATAGTTGTTGCCATGTTATCTTAGCCTCGCAAGTGTGCTCGTGAATTTTACTAATTCGTCTGTGTTTATTACTCTAAATTGTACAACGACTGATACAGAATTTCTATCTGGTCTTGCTGTTGCAATAATGTTGAGAGCTTGAGCTCTTGGCTCAAATATGTTGATTGCATGCTTACAACGTTCTTCAATATCTTCTTCTGCATCATCATCTGCAAGATCAAATAATAAAGCTCTGAGATTACCACCAAACCTTGGTTGAAATGGTTTCTCAAAATGATTTGTAAGCATTAGATTTTTAACTGCCTGTTTGACTGCAGCTGCATCTGTCTTCTTAAATATTTCACCACTTGGTCTGACAGCAAATGTCATATCAATGTCTTTATAAACCTTAGTCCGAGATCCAATAATAGAACTCGATCCTAATGATACATCTTCTGCTGCTAACTTAGTGGCCATGTTATCTCTCTTATTTAGCTTTATTTATATACTTTTTTTATGAATCGAATCCAAATGCTGAAAGAAACCACTGATCAGATTTCCAAGGCCTTTGTAGTTTTTTATTATATCCATGGAAATCAGTATTACCTCTGTGGCCACCAATAAATCCACCTAGCATATCTAAGTGGATTCCAAAATGATCCATATATTTTGGATCTTGCTCAGGCCCATGCCCGCCTGCAAGTACGCCATTTACAATAGCAGCTTTTACAAACTGTGTCATAATAGCTCTTTCTCTTGCTTTAGAAGAGTTCAATGGTTTTCCATTAAAGATTAATCGAATATCAGCTGCAAGTCCAGTATTATGGCGTGTGCTACCTACTCGTCTATTATCTGTTCCAGGTTGCTTACCACTATATATTTCTACATAATCAATACCAGCTGTAATTGCTGCATCACTGAGTACTTTTTCTAGTTCTTCATTTACTTTTTTATCTCTTATTGTATCTTTATTGAATGCATATTTTATCATAGAACTTGTAGTTGTAATTTCTTTAGGTGTATTTTTACTTGGTTCTAAAGTAACTATTTCGATGAGATCATCACTACTTAATACTTCATTATTATATCTTGTTTCTAGAGCATATTTCATAGGATTAGTTGGCTTATAATCTTCATCTACTTCTGGCATCACGACTATGATTCCAATATTTAGTTTATCTTCTTCAATTGTATCATAGTTGAGTATAATCTTATCATAACCAAATAAGCTATCTGCTAATCGTCGCGCAAAGTCAAAAGAAATTTCAGATGATTGTTTATTATAAGTGTCATGCAGTTCATATGTAATGGCTTTACCGGTCTGTGCAAGAAATGGTATTGATGTAGTATCTAGAGATTCTCCACTTGTTGGTAAGCCACCGGCAACTGTATACTTTTTATAAATGCCTTCAGTGACTGTTAAGCTCTGATCTTTAAATTGATCAGTTCCTTTCTTAAACTTTATGACTTCGGCTTGTAATAACAACTGTCTTACAACAGCCAGATTTTCTTCTACGCTCGGTGTTACATCACGAAACGCTACGCCGCCTAATAAGAATGTAGATATAGGTAATCCTATACCGAGTAAAAATTTACCAGTGTTCACAATTTCAACCTTCTTTCCAAGCACATCAGTATTTGATATGCCTAATTTCTTTGGATCTCCAAAAATTCTCATAGGATTAAATCGTGTATCAGGTATAAACTTCTTTTCTTGCCTTTTGCTTTTGAGGTAAGTTACAAATTTTGTAGAGATACCGATATCCTGCTTATTTGCGGTGTACGATACTGCACCGTCATATGATCTACCTACGCCAGGCGGAACTTTATTTGTTGTGAAATCTTTTGCTATGAGCTCATTACTTTCTAAATACGTTATAAACTTAGCGTTCTTTGCATTATTCGGATCTTTTAGTTTTGCTCGTATCTGTCTTGTAGTAAGCTGTGTATTTGTAATACCGCCGGTCAACTGATGAAGATCTATTTTATTTTTATAACCATCGCCTTCGTCAATATTTACTGTACGTGTGCCATACAATGAATATTTAAGAGCTGTTGCCATCAGAGCTGCAGTTGGTTCTTCGGATGCACCAGTGTTTGTAGCAGCAGTCGCAGCAGTTGCTGTGTCTGTAATAGCAGTACCACCACTAGTTGCAGCTGCGGCATAGCTTTGTGATCTTGCTATTGATGCAACACCTTTTAAAGATCCATGAAACGTTGGTGCAGTTATACCTCCTGAAGAAGTTACACCAGTAGCAGTAATACCTGATGTAGAAGTTACACCAACTGCAGTTACCCCAGCAGTAAATGTAGCCGATGTTCCATAATAGTTTTTACCATAGTATATCATATTCTCACCACCAATCGTTCCACCAGCACCTACAAGTGTAAGATCTTCTGATGTCATATTTACATTTGGTGCTGCCATAGTAAATGTATGTTGTGAGCTAAACCTAGTAGATCCTTTTGCATCCATGACAAAATCGCCCTGAACACTATTGTCAAGCTTACCTTTTACAACATTTGTCACATCACCAAGATGAACACTTGTTGTATTTTTTACTACGTCAGTATGCATATTACCTATAACTTCAACGTACATGTTTTTCTTTACAGCTGTTTCGCTTATGCCTTGAATAAACTCTCGCTTATCACCTTGTACATTTAGTTTATAATCACCTTCGACTCTCATGTCTAAATCACCGGTAGCATCTATCTCTAGATTTTTACAGGATACTTTGAGATCTCCTTCGACCATCATGACACCAGAACCACCGACAGATGTTATGATATTATTTTCAGTACGCATAATCATCGTACCGTCATTGCGCATCTCGATACCAGTACCATTTTCATGTTTAAGTAATATTCTTCGAGAGCCATGCTTATCATCAAATAATAATACATGGCCTGACGCTGTTTGTTTTACATTTGCATCTGTATAATCAGTACTCGTTTGGACTGTAGTTTCCATTATATCTGCAATATCAATCGTCGGATCACCACTAATATTGAGTACGTGATCTTCTTTGGTAATACTCGATTTGAACCAATATTCAGCTTTCGGATATTGCCCTTCAGGATCACCAGCATTACCTGCAGTTGATACTTCGCTTTCGTTATTTGCTAAGTTATTTAGTCTTTCAAATGGATCTGGCATTATTGTATATCCTGTTGTTCAAGCTGTCTATCCTTCGAAGCTTTATCTTTTGCTATTATATCATCGACTGTTAAAAACTTTCTATCTTCCATCGGAAATCCTGAGTTGAGCCGATAAAAAGGTGCTGCAAGTATCTTTGCAGGTACATCAAAGCCAGGTCCTATATTCACAGGCGGAATCTCGTCATCAATGCTTAGATCATTATTACCAAAAGCGTCTCCGCCCGGAAATATAATATAAAAAGCTTTCATAAATATATCAAAGCTTTTCCATTGAGCTTGAGTAATTGAAGCAACATCTAATCTTACAAGTCCCGGAGGACCTCCTTTTGCTCCATTATAACCTCCGACAAACGCAACACCAAAACTCAGCTTTTTAAATTCATCTCGTACATGATCTGTTGTAACGTTGAATGGTGCACCGGTTTGAATTGATCCATCTTTTCTTATTATAAAATGATATGGTATTGCTTCAGCGTTTGTTGAAAACTCTTGATTTATTTCAGGTGCACCGATGTGTCCGTCATTGGCGTAATGGCCAGTCCAATGCCAGACAACTGTAGTGATATCTCGCTCAGCTGATTTTAAAATACTTTCTATTTCTTGTTGTGAACCAAGAAGTGTAAACTGTTCTTCTTTGACCGTAGTTTCTGAATTACGTACTAGGTGTTTTGCAGTATTACCATCATTTACTGTTGCTGCAACTGTTGTCTTTGATTCTTTTAGAGTTGCTATTTGTGTATCTAGTTTTGTTTTGAGTGCATCAAGTTCTGCCTGAAGTTCAGGTGCCTGTAATTGCATTTTGCTTATGAGTGTATTCATATCAAATGATGAAGTAATATTTGTAGCTATTCCAAGTATGCCTGCTCGATTTAGTATGCTCAAAGGAATTGTAGTAAATGATGAAGCTAAATCTATTGGATTGAGTTTACCAAAAGATGCATTCAAGATATCAAGTACGTTACCTGATGTGAACTCATCACCAAATGCACCAATCTTCGTACCAAATGCACTACTAAAGTTTTCAGATAAATCCTTGAGAAAGTTTCCACTATCTAATCCGCTATTTAGCTTTTTAAACTTTTTCTTTACTTCATTCAGTGCATTCGTCATCTTCGTACTGACTTCATCAGATTGAATAATTTCAATTGCATGAGCCATTACTTCTTGTAGATCTTCGTCAAGTAACTTTTTCATAGTTGTTTCAAACTCAGCATCTGTTGCACCACTTGCCTTCTTTATGATTGCTGATATATTTGTCGGACTACCATCACAAAAAAGTTTATGATTCATATTTGTAGCATTAGCTGTAGATACAGTCTCAGGTGCAACACTAATCGTTACAAGCTCACTTCCAAATATTTTATTAATCTTCGCTATATCAGCTGCTGATATGGTAGGTTCCATCTTATCTTCGATGCCAGTTAATGATTTGACTATTGTAGTAAGTACTGCTTTGGTTGTTGTGTTACCTTGTTCAGCAGCACTATTTTTTGTTTGTACTAGACACTTAAATATCTCATCTATTATTTGTCCGTCAGCATCTCCAAGAGTCGAACCAAAGGCTGCTTTATAAGCTTTCTTTATTTCATTCAGCTGATTTTCGGTTCCGGCCGTATCTTGGCCGTTTTTTGTTTTTTGTAGATGTTCATTTATATCTGCTATGCTTGCCATATTATGCTTCCGGGTAATATTGTGTAAAACGATTTAGAGCGCCACGCGCTTCTTTAACTCTTTCTTCTTCACCAAATCTGATAGCCCAATAGTTAACGGGAAAACCAAACTTACCGCTATTTACAAATTTGCTTGTAGTATCTACTAGTATCTGTGGTCTTTCGTATTGTCGCATAAACATCACTGTAGATTCTAATACATCTTTTGTTTGGAAGAAATCACCTCTCAGATAAGCCCTGTGCTTTAGTTCCCAATCAACAAATTTCAGTTGTGTAATCAGATCATTCATATCTAAATCAAATGCCATTGCATAATTTCTCAAATCTTTTGCTCGATCTGGTCCCCACTGAGCAATGCCGAATGATGTATATTCATTTTCTTTTCCAATTCTTTCTTTACCTTTGGCTATAGGATTCATTTCAATCCCTCTATATCTACCTTCGATTGTAAAGTTTCCGATCATTGCTGCAATCTGATGCGGTTTATATGTATAGTGTAAGCCTGGTGACATACTAAAAAAATGATATGCAATATGAGGATTATCTGCAGTCTCTCCGGCCGGAGTCTTTTCTGGAATAAAAGTTTTATCAAATGATCTTGACTGTGGTCTGACCGAAGTCAATAGCGCTTCCTTTGTACTGGTTTGATTATTTACCTGAATTCCATTCGGAAGTCCGATATGAGGCACAGGTCCGAGTATAATAGGTAACTGCGACATTTGACCATCAGCAAAAAAGCCGCAGACTCTTGCACCAGGCAGCATAGCTGGATTTTCTCCGATACCTGATGTTCCGCCACTCGTAGTCGGAAGAATACATTGTGCATACGGTAAATCATTATTTGATATATTTTTGCCGTGCACACCATCTATTCTTATTTTAACTCTGTGTAACTCTTCTGGATCAGTGCCGGTTTCTGTAACCGTACCAAAAAACCATCTAAATGCATCTCCGTAAAAACTCATTTTCTATTTCCTAACTTAACACAGCTCATATCAACATTGTGTTGTTGCTCATTGAAATGATGTCTTGCTGTATATATTATAAAAACTCCGGATCGTTTTTTATCTTCTAGTTCAGCTGCACTAACATTGCTACTACCTTCTTGAATTGTTTGGTTTGAAGGATATATAAAATCTATTTGTCTTCCAAGACTTGCATTGGATCCGATAAGATACAATCTACCAGGTACTCTGATGCTCATTGAAGTCTTGAACATCATATGTCTTAATGCGTTATTACATGCCGCAAGTCTAAATGCTCCAGCATTTTCTTCTTGATGTATGTTATTCACTCCATTATACGTACCATTTCCAACGGCCTTATGTCTATTGAATGTATTATATTCATTCATCAGTTTGCCTTTAAACTTATATTTTGAATGATGAACCGGGGTTGTATCTTTTGTAATCAGCTGATCAGCTATCATATTTTCAAAAAGATCTTCAACATCAAAAGTATATTCGAGTGTTTGACCAGTTGTCATATCAGTAACAGAATGCTGGCCTGCAGTAGCGCCTGTAGCCATAAGCCTTATAGAGCTTTGTTTATCGGTCGAACTATAATCTGATACATTAATCACATTTTCATCTGACTGTATTGATGTAGTTGATTGATTATATACTTGAGAGTATCTATATGGTGCAGTTTTATTAATAGAAGGAGTTCGAAGCATTTCGTCTAATGATTTCAGTTGTACATTTCTAGTATTGAGTGTTGCATATAAAAAATACGGAAGGCCTAAGTCTGTTGACATTCTTGATCTGATTATTTCACATGCTTGCAATGGACTGAGGTTTGGCACAATAAATTTCATTGTTTTTTGATAGCATTTGACACCAGGCATATCTTCGTCAGCCATATCCATATCTAAATTATCTTTTAATATATTTTTTATGATTTGTTCTGGAGTTCCGGTATAGCACTTATTGATCTTCTGCATTTGGTTATTGAAACAATTCGTTTCAACGATCTTTATTTCCACTGCTTCAATATTCTCACTAGATTTTGCTGTATCAATTATTTTTGCAATTGTAAATCTTTTTGAAATAATGTTTCCAACATTCTCCGGAGACTCAAATGATATATCAATCATTTCGGTACCATTCCAGCTGAAACCGTCATACATACTTAAGTCGTCTTTCATATTGAAAGTACCGGTCAGATAAGCTAGTTCTATATTCTCATATATTTCTATTTCAGATACATGAGATGCAATGTTGATAGGCTTTTCATGTTTATGGGAATGAACCAAAACACTTATAATATCATAATCGCCAGCAGAGTTTGGTGCAGACATGTCTATTCTTCCAACAGTAGCTTATTAAATTCGGATTTGATTTGAACCGCAACGTCCGGCTTGAGACAATTGATTTCTCGTAATGAATCATTCTTTGCAAGGATTCTATCAAAGTACGTTATCGGTGTTTTGAGTGAAAGCGAAGGAAATGCACCTGTACCTGTACCTGTTGGCACTAAACCAATATCAACGTATTCTTTAGATGCATTCTCATAATGATGTACTGAATTATATTGTTCTACTTCTGATTTAACAATTACAAAGTCTGCAGTTTGTGTAACGCCATTAATAGCAGGTGTAATGTTTTCATCTGCAACAAAATTGGTATCTGTTGCTATTACTGCAGTAGCAATGGCTTGCACACCTCCAGCCACATCTGGTGCAGATATAGTCACTCTGGGCGCGACTCTATATAAATCACCTTTAGAAGCGCCTATAAATCCAGATGTAAGCGATGCTATATCGGCTTCGGCATCGGTTTTTCCTTGCTCTATTGCTAATGCACGTACATTAGCATCAAATACTGGTGGTATAACTTGAATTGAAGTTATTACGCCATTTGAAAATTGAGCGACTCCTGCAGCACCGCTACCACCATCATCAGAGATGGTAGTAATAGTTACTGTTGGCGCAGTAAGATATCCGCTACCAGCTTTATCTAAGGTTATTGATTCTACTATAGAAAAAGGTTCTATAATAATCTGTCCAAGATCTAAATATCTTTTGATAACGGTTCCTGTAGTACCAGATATTGCACCTGTAACTGTATGACCAGGTAAAAATGTTTTAGATATATTACCGGTTGTTGTTACAGCTCTGTGCGGATAATCTACCTTTGCTTTTGGTAGTAAGTCTTGTTGAGGGAGTGGCCAACCGCTTTCTCTGAGATCATCATTTAGATAATAAAATGTCCAATAGAATTCTGTTGTTCCATATAACTTATATGAGAAAGAATCTGGTCTATCATAGTCTTGAATATGAACGGTTGTATAAAATGCAATATCATCAGATATGTCATCTATAATTTTTATGTATGTACTGATATTTTGAAATAATGCAGGTCTTGTTTCATCGCCAAAATTATATCCAACAAGAGGAAAGTTCTTAAAAAAGCTTGCCATTAGTAACCTCCTTCTTCTACATCGCTTTTGGATATTGCTCGTGTCTCGGTAAATGTCATCGATATATCAACGGCACTAAATCTACCATCACTATGCATACCGCCAGTTGATGAGTTATAAGTTGCGTTGAATGATTGCATATAGACTGGTAAAAATTTTATACCTTTGATATCTCTATTATTATATTTTACTTTTATTAAAAATCTATTTGGAAATCTATAACCAATATTTACTCCGCCTGCTCGTAATGCAGTTGGATAAAGTTCTGTTCTAAATGTTTTGATTATATCTTCTATTACGATTGCTTCGTTTTGACTTGTAGGTATTAGCTGAAATGCAAATGAAAAGTTACGAATCGGAACATCTTTAAATATAGCACGAACATTTGGATTTGTAGTAAGACCGGTTTTACTTCGTATCGCGCCAGCTGCAGCATCACCAATGACTGGTATTTTTGCTGCTATTTTTCCTGATAGTATTCCGGCTGCTTCTTTACTCATTCCGCCGGTTCTACCTAAAAGCATATTTCCAATTCCAGTAGCTTCTTGGGCAATTGCTCCGGCAGCTGCACCTACAGCACCGCCTGGATTGCCAAGCCCAGCTTCAATTGCTCCGCCTATCAGACCAAGCTGAAAGGCATTATCGTATGTCACTGTATCTTGTATCTGTATTGCTCTTGGAAGATACAATGCTATTCTTCGATCAGTATTTAAACTTAACTCTCTTTCACTAAAAGGAGGTGCTGACTTAGGCCTACCATAAAATGAACTCTTTGCATTGTCTTTTGTAGCCTTTGCTAGCTTCGCTGATTGACTTGTCTCTGCAGCCTTACCAGCAGCTGCTTCCTGGCCCGGGCCCATTATTTCTCGCGAGTCACGATCTGTATCAGCCACTGCATCTACAACAAGTGTGGCAAATTCTTTTATTTGTTCTTTCACTAATGTTATAAGGTTCTCTGCTCCTTCTGACATATCAACTCGTTCTTCGTTTATCGGAGTAAATGTTATTTTACCAAGATAGTCAGATTGATTTTCAAGAGGATAAACGAGTTTTTTATTCACACCACCAAAGCCACTGCTAAAGGTATTGTAGATATCGTATAGGTTTGCCATTTGATAGCCTTATAAATATTGCTAGTTGAATCTATTTATAACGGATATCATGGCTTATAGCGGTAAATACAGACCTAAAAATCCTAAAAAGTATACAGGCGATTACACTAAAGTAGTGTATCGTTCGTTATGGGAAAAGCATGCATTCAAATGGTGCGACACAAATCCACAGATATTAAACTGGTCTTCAGAAGAAGTAGTCATACCTTATTTATGGGATGTAGACAAGCGTTATCATAGATATTTTGTAGATCTCAAAGTTAAGTTTAACAACGGCGAAACATGGTTGATAGAAATAAAACCAGATAAGCAAACACGCCCGCCTGCATATCAAGGTAAGAAGACAAAACGATACATATCAGAATCATTAGACTATGTAAAGAATCAGAACAAATGGAAAGCTGCAGATAACTTTGCAAAAGATCGTGGTTGGAAGTTTGTTGTATGGACAGAGAATACACTTGAAAGAATGGGTATCAAACCTAAATCCACAAAGCCATTAAAACCCTACACAAAACGTAAAAAGTGATATAAATAAGCGTATGAGTAAATTATTTCAAAATCTAGAACTAGCAGCCTTTCGTAAAGGCATTACGCCTCGATCCGTAGAATCACGTAAATGGTTTCGTCAACAGGCGCAAGCGCTTGGTAAAGTAAATCGTAATTCATTGATGAATGAGCCTGAACTAAAGCTAAGTGGTAATCAATTTCCAGGTGGAATGTTTATGTTCTTCTATGATCCAAAGGGAAAAGATACGCTACCATACTATGATTCGTTTCCACTCACTATTATAGTTGATGGTGCACCTGGCGGATTTACAGGATTGAATCTGCATTATCTTCCAATGGTACTCAGAGCAAAATTTCTTGATGCACTCATGGATATTGCAAGTGATAAAAAATATGATGACAACACAAAGTTTAGTTTAACATATGGTATGCTGAAGAAAACATCTAAGATGAAATACTTTAAACCATGTTTTAAAAGATATTTGACAGCAAATGTCAGAAGTAAATTTGCAAGAGTTCCTGCACCTGAATGGGAAATTGCAACGTTTCTACCAACACAAGATTTTCAGAAATCGAGTAGCGGTAATGTATACGCAAATTCTAGGAGAATAATGTAATGGCACGTACAGTACAGACTATTGATGATCTGAAAGCTCTGATATCAAGTAAAAAGGGTGTAGCACGATCTAATGTATTTGCAGTTGCTCTGCCTCCGATTGCAGGATTAAGAAGTCGAGAACTGAATCTATTATGTTCTCGTGTTAATTTACCTGGCAGACAGATTACAACCGCTGATCGTGACATTGGTCTGATTACTCAGAAGGTTGCAAACAATCATGCATATGATGATGTATCTCTTTCGTTTCGTTGTCTCAACGATTATGGAATCAGAGAATACTTTGAAGCCTGGCAAGATCTTTGTATTGATCAGAACAGTCTTGAAGTCGGATATCTAAATGACTATGCATTTAATATAAAGATACACCAGCTTGCAAGAGGATTTGGAGCACCGACATATCAAACACCGTTCGGTCTGCCAAAGCTTCCACCTTTAGTTAATACAGCAGTCGACATGTTTCTTGGCGGTACAGTATTAGGTGGAACAATCAATGCGCTTCAAGGCGAGATAGATCTTGGATTTATTGGCCAAAATGATACAGTATATTCTTGTGAATTAATCCAGGCATTTCCTACATCAATGGGACAAATAGAATTAGCTGATGCAAATATGGGCGGAGTAGTTGAACTAAGTGTTCAGCTATCATATAGAAACTGGAGATCATCTAAACAAAAAGGCAAGCCGTTTGGATTCAATCAAACACAATTGGTTGGAGCAGTCGGAAACTTTATTGGAGGAGCAATCAAACCTAAAATGGGAATGTCTCCTGGCGCTATGGGCGGAAGAATTAAATAATTATAAATGAAATGAAAGTAAAATTATGGCACTACCTAAACTAAATCAAGCACCGGTTTATAATACAAAAATACCATCTACCGGACAAAGCATACAATACAGACCATTTTTAGTAAAAGAACAAAAAATACTATTGATGGCACTCGAAACAAATGATGAAAAACAAGTTTTAACTTCTATATACGAATTATTAAAAAACTGTATTATCAGTGATTGTAATATTGATAACTTAGCACTCTTTGATATTGAATATATATTTTTACAATTAAGAGGTAAAGCAGTTGGTGAAAACAGTGATATAAAACTAAAATGCACCAAATGTGAAAGTGAAAACGATGTAAGAATTGCTTTAGGTGATCTATATCCTGACATAAAAGAGGTTAATACTAAAATAAAAATAGGTGAAGAATATATCTTAAACTTACAATATCCAAAGTTTGGGAATGTAATAGAAGCAAATAAAGAAGAAAGTGAAATTTTTACAGAAGACGCTCCAAAAATTTCTACAATATATGAGTTATCATTACAATGTTTAGAATCTCTTGATACTGACGATGAAAAGATACTTTTCAAAGATGAGAGTACTGCAGATAAAGAAGAATTTATGGGATCGCTTACTTCCGGTCAATTTGAAGATATCATTACATTTGTACAAGCTATTCCTAAATTGGAATATGATGTAGCATTTGAATGTACTGACTGCAAGCATAAAAATGAATATCACTTAGAAGGAATGCAAGATTTTTTTTAATAGCCCTTTCACATGATAGTTTAGTAAATTATTTTCAAACGAATTATCAGCTAATGCAAAACCACAATTGGACATTAACTGACATAGATTCGATGATGCCATGGGAAAGGGAAATATACGTTACAATGTTAGCAGATGACCTAAAAGCACAAAAAGAAGAACAACAAAGACAGCAAAGAGCTGGATAAGGATTAAACCATGGCTAGTTTAGCAGACATAGTAAAAGGCGTCCAAGAGACAAATAACCTTTTAATGACAAATGTAGAGGCACAAAAAAGGGTCAATCAGATGATGATGGATTCACAACGTGATGCAGACGCTGCAAAAATGGATGCTCTTGCTAGTAGCAAGAAAACAATGTCTCGCCCAGGTGGCGGTAAATCGGGTATGCCAAAAGGCTTTGGAGCTGGATTTAAACAGGGTATAGGTGGTGGTCTGATTGGCGGAATTATCAGTAGTCTATTTGCAGCAGGCAGCGGATTATTAGGTATAATAACTGGTGCACTTGGATTAGCATTGGGAACTTTAATATTACCTTTAGCTGCAATTGGTTTGATTGCAAAATTTGGTGAAGATTTAATAATGGCATTACTAAAAGAATTCAAATGGACTGATACACTTCTTGGGTCTGGTGATAAATCTCAGTTTGCGGCTGAAGTAACTAAAGCCATGATTATTGGTATTGGTCTCGCAATTTTTAGTCCACTTTTAGGTTTATCTGCATTTATCGCAGGTCTTCTTGTAGCCGGAATAAAACAAAGATTCATGAATCCGCAACAAGCCGCAGCTTTTGAAAAGGATATACTTGACGGTGCAGGCAAACAATGGGGCATTACTTTTTCAAAGGAAAACATGTTGCAACTCGGTATTGCATTTGGGCTTTTATTTACATTTTCAAAATTAAAATCTGTATTTCTAGGAGCGCTTGGTCTTGGCAACACTGGTGGTCCTCGAGGAGCTAGTAAAGGATTAATGAGAAACTTTGCAAAGGGCATTATGAGACGTGGCCCAGTAGGCCTGATATTAAGTGCTATAAGCGGCATAGTAGGTGATAAAGTAGGTGACCTAACAGGCAATGCTGAATTTGGAAAAATTGTCGGCAATACAATGAATGCTGCAGCCATAGGATTTGCGATAGCAGGACCATACGGTGCATTAGCTGGTGCACTTATAAGTCTTACAATTGCTGGATTAAATTGGGCACAAACATATTTTACACAAAAAGAAGCTGCTTTAGAGAAAGATATGTTAGCAAGCCTTAAAGAAAAACAAGCAAAGGCTGCTCTAACTAAACTGAAGGCTGATGAAGTTGCTGCAGCAAAAGCTGCTGCAGCATTACAACAGCTTCAAAATCAAAGAATACAACGTGCATTGTTTGCAAACAGTGATACAGCAAGCATTGCAAACTTTAAGAAACTACAAGCTGATCAAAAACAGGCAAATGCAGAGTCTGCAGATCTTGGACATCTATCAAGTATTGATCAATCTATATTAGGGTTTGGCACTGCTACAATGCCTACTGAGCAAGATAATATATTCGAGAGACTTATGGCTATTAGCAAGAAGACCCCAGCACAACTCCAAATGCTAAAACAGCTATCAGGTAAGGGATCAATAGGAAACTTTGGTCAGCACTCTTCGATGCCTGATTTTCGAAATCTTAAGAAGACAGATGGGAAGATTATTAAAGGCTTGACTAACTTTTTTAACATGCTTGGCCATGCAATGACAGGTGGGTCAAATCAATCAGGTGCCGTTGTAGTTGGTGGAGATCAAAATTCCAATGTAACTACTGTTGTTTCTGGAGGTAATGG